ATGATTGCCATAAAAATCTTTAGCTTTATTTATTATTTTCATGAACGCATCAAAATCTTTTGATCTTTTAAATACTTGACATCCTTCTGACCAATTCTCTACAAAGTTTGACACTGAACCTGCTTTGTGTATATTTATACCAAACATTCCTGTATCTGTTTCAACTTCATCAAAGGTCATGTTTTTATTTTTATCTCTCCATACAGTCACATTACCTAGTCTTTGGCACAGAGCTTCATACTTTCCTTGGTGCTTAGATATGGCATATACTCCTCTATATTGTCCTGGTACTAATCTAGCTACACCATTAGCATTGTGATATTGTGTAACTCCTTTTTTACCGGGCTCAGTTGTGTTGTCCCATTCATGATACTGCCATACTCCATCTAACTTATAAGATAGAGTTATCTTATCATCAAATAGATTAGTTACTGTTTTACCAGTATCAGAGTTTCTTACTCCTACTATATTAACATCATAGTTTCCAGGACCTTTAAAATAAGTGTATCCTTTTTCTTTTACTGCTTTTTCTATCTGTTCTCTAGTATATAACATTTAACTTTATTTATTTAAAGATTGTGTACTTGGTGCTGTTACTGTTAAACATTTACCTATTGAATTAGATGTTGTTGGTCCATAATGCATAAAACCAACTGGTAGTAATGACGTTGAAGACTGTGTTTCAAAATTTATATAACCTACTACTCCCCCTGTTGTCATTTCCCATACAAATTTAAAGTCAGTATTTGGATTCCATGTTGTTGTTGTAGAAATCCTAAAGGTTCCAACTACTACTCCTTTGTCAGTAGGTATAATAGGAGCTGTCTCATTGGTAAAGATATTTGTTGCTGAAGAAAAATTTAATTTTCTTTGTCCTGAGATATACGGTAAGTTAGATGTTACTGCAGGCCAACCTAACCATGCCGGATCAGTATTGTCATTTAATGCTTTCCAGGTTATAGTTCCTGTTGTTATTTTTGGAGCATGGACACCACGTATAATTAAAGCATTTAATTTAACTACTGTTGTTCCAGTATTTGTTAACCGGATCTGAAAATCTGCAGTATTAGTAGTTGAACTTAACCATTCCATATCCATTTTGACTGATACTGTTGGAGCAATATTAGTTAACTCTTCTAATCTTTGTTTTTTTAAGTCCATTTTTATTTTATTTTAGTTATATCATCTTTAATATCCTTAGCTCTAGCAAATAATAACTTCATTGATTGCCATAAGTCTATGCCTTTTACTACTTTGTAGTTCTCATTAATACTCATTACTTCTATACTAGCTAGAATCAATGCTACTACTTTAGTTAACATAAATGGTACACTAAAAAAAGTTAGTATGATATCATTAAGAATAAATTTATCTATAAGAAAAAACATTATTACAGTCATTTCATAAAGGGCCAGTTTGCTGATTATACTTGAAAGTTTTCTACTAGTAATTTTTTCATTTAACTTATTAGCTTTCCATATCCCTGTAAAAGTATCAATAGCTATTAATACTCCAATCATCAGTAGTATTCCTGAGATTGGTAAAAAGAATGCAAGGCAAATAGATATTAAAGTCAAAAGTTCTTGTTGTATTGATATTAGTAACAGTGATAATTGTGTTTTCATAATAAATAAAGTTTAATCAGCTTGTAACCAAAGTATACAAGTAGTATAATAAATAGTATTACCCCTAGTACAGCAAAGAAATTTACCCACCATGGAATGTATTTAATTTTTTCTGGTTTTAAAGTTTTGGTAACAACTCTGGTATGATAGACATCATTACCTTTAATTGTTTTATAAATTGTATGAACTTTAGCTTTTGTATAATATACATTATCTTTAATTTTAGTTTGTACACTAACTAAAGTACCATCTTTATCTCTTAAGTCTTCTTTTAGTTTAGATATAACATTACCTAATGAATCACAATATAAAGTATCAATTAAGGTTATAGTTTCTCCAGGAATTACAATTGTAGTATCTTTGATTTGTATTACAGTTACTGTACTATCTTTTTGTACACATAGTGGACAATACTTAGCTAGTCTTTTTTCCAAAGAACAAGATGATAATAATAAAAGTAGTATAACTAAGTATTTCATATACTAATTTTAATACGTTTTGAATAATGTAAATAATTCAGAATAAATAGAATTTCCTGCATTATTAGTATTCCATTGAGCTGTAATAACAAGTGTACTATCTATAGTAGTATCAAAAGTTGTGTTATTTATTATGCTAAAATTTACTCCTTCAAAATTAAGTCCTGCATTTTTAGTATATGCAAACAAGCCTCCTGATGCTATAGAAGCTACAGTTGCTGCTCCTAATTGCCTTATAGTAAAATCAACATTTAATTTCCAATGTTTATTTGTAGTAGCACTCATTGCCATTGCTCCTGTGTCTGCTAGTAATATACCTGATGCAGTTTTTACTCTAATTTGTAAAGTAGCTGTACCTACACATGATAAGTGACCTATTAATGAACCACTAAAGCTATCTCCTATTTGAAATCCATTTGCAGGAATAGTAAGAGTTCCTAGACCACCATCCAATAAACTAGTTTCAACTGTAGTAGCTGTTACAGGTGTACTAGAATTAGTCTGAGTAAACAGTCTATTTATAAACCCCGAAGGATTTAAAGAGTATTTATCTATATTTATATTAGTACTCATAACTTAAAGTATATAAGTAATTAAAAATCTAGTTCCTGTTGCATCATAAGGTAAACCTAATATAGTATTGTTTACTCCAGGATCAAAATTAACTGTTACTCCTGCTGGTAATGATTGTCCATTTACAGTACCTGCTGTAACTCCTACATTTGCTATAGAAAATCCATAAGATGTTGGTATAGTACCAGTAGTTGTAGAATTAATAATATTTGGTGTTCTTGTTGTTGGAAGTGGAATTAAAGTTACAACATTAATTATTTCCTGTATTCCTTGTAGCATTTTTAATTGCCAAGGAAAATTATTTCCTTTTTGACCTTCTGTTTTTAAATTTCCTGCAGACATAATTAATATATTAAATAATGTTATATCTATAATATACAAAAAAATTTACAACTTTCCAAACATATATTTCTCTGCATTTTTAATTGAATCATCTGCTGCCAGCATTTTCTTAATTATATCTTTATCAACATGTTTAGGATGCACATACCAATCCTCATAACAACTAGTATCATTTGGTGCAATGTTACTTGCAACAAGTAAATACCCTTTGCTTAATAAGAAGTTTCTAGATTTTTTTCTAAAAGATCCTGATACATCTGTGTAATGATCATGCTCATATGTTATAACTCCAAAAGAACATTGATCCCAAGGAATCATTGTCATGATTTCATAAGTAGTTGATGGTGGCTCACAGTCAACTTGTAAGTAGTCAATGTGACCTTTAAGTATAGAGTAATCAAACTTTGTAGCATCACATAATATAACCTCATTTTTTCTGTGTAATTTAAATTTTTCAACTTCATGAGGTAATATTTCTAATGAAGTACCAGTCCATCCAAATTGCTCTAAGAGAGCTGTATTACTTCCATGAAATGGATCTGCTGCACCAATTTCAAAGTATGTTCCATTTTTTTTACCATTAAGCATTGACAATGTAAACATATCTTGGTATGTTTGAGAAAAGTTTTTCTCAATAGTTTCTGCTCCCGGGAACTTATATCTTAATTGCTCATAGAATCCTTTGTGGTATCTTAAGAAAGGATCTGGTCCAGAACCTAAAGATGTGATATTAGATTGTACCATTTTTTGGTATTTATCACTTAACTCTGTACCTCTATTTACTAGTTTAATAAACTCATCTCTAGATTCTTGAGATCTACCAATCCACCATGCAGTTACTGCTTTTTGGAAGTAAAGTTGATAAGCATCTTCATAACCTACAGTAGATGACATTTCTTTAGCATTTGTTTGAAACATAATCCCTGTTATAGCATAGTTGTATGCTTCATGATACTGTTGTCTTGCTTCTGCCCACTGACTTAAGAATAAATATGCTTCAGGTCTTTCTGGTGCAAATGATAATGCATTCAACCATAAACCTTTTTCAGTTACAGCTCTTCTACTTTGTGTAGCTAAACACTTTGCAACCATAAGTAATGATTCATAAATAGCATCATCATATTTACCATACTCAGCTGCTCTTAAATAAAAAGCAAGAGCTGAAGCTGTGTGACCTTGAGTAAAGTAAAATTCTGCAAGTTCAGAGTTATTTCCTGCATTAAAAGGATCATTTATTAACTGCTCTAGTTTACTTGGTGTTATTCCTTTAGATTTATATTCTGGTTCTGACACTAATACTATATTTGTAATTGATTCAAACACATGTCTTGGTAGTCTTAAAATAAAGGCCGTAGAGTCTTGGAAACCAAAAGGAATGATAAAGTCATTACCATCATAAGCTAAACCACAGGAGAACTCAATATTTGCAGTCATAAACTTAAAATCTTCAGAGTATCCAACTATATTCCACTCCATGTCCCACACAATAAATCTGTGGTAGTACTGAGCATCTTTTTTTCCTTGCTCATTCTTCCATAGTTCTACTTCATGAGTAAGAGCAATCCTATATTTACCTACAGTAATTACTTGTGATCCACCTCTAATATCTCTTGGGAAAGTTATTTTTTGTTTTACGGTAGCTATAGTTTCTGAGGTACCTTTTTTAGTGTTAACTTTTACTACTTCTGTAGGAGAAGTCCACTTGACATAGTGAAAAGGCATATCTAGAATAGGCATCCAGTTCTTCTCACAATATGATTTAGTTGGTGGTTCTATCCTAGATCTTTCTGTTTCTTTAGCTCCAGAACTAATTAAAGATAGTTCCATTCTACCTTCTCCATCTGTTTTAGTATCTCTACGTACACCAGTAAGATATAAGTTATTATCCCAATCAGCTAATCTAGCATCTTCTAGTCCAATAAATTCCCATACGGGTGTTACATCTAACTTAGTTGTATCTACTTGGTTATGTTTTTCAATTGCAAGAGTATTAGCATCTAACTGACATAAGTAGTTAGTTGTTCTAAGAGTAACATCATCTTCTGGATTAAGATAAGCTAAAGGTCCCCATGGAGTTTGAAACTGTTGTTGTCCTTCACTATGGTATAGTGTGTATTGAACATGTCTTAAGTTTAATAAATAACTACCACCCTTGTAAAGAATAGACGGATTAGTTAATCCTAATCCTTGTGTCATATTAGCTGGTAAAATTAAGTAGTTTACAGATCCCCCTTTTTCTAGGGCAAGTTTACATAAATTATTCATTTGTTGTTGATTTTCAACAAATGTAATAAATTTATTTATACTTTTTAGTTAT